CATTTGCGAAGTACATTTTTCTGGTGATATCACCGTAAATGGGGTGAGGGCAAGGTTCAGCTTTCAGAACTCGGTCCCCCAGTGCCTTAGCAAAGACACTGAGCTTCAAAGTGAAGAACCTCGAGAACCGCCCCATTAGATCCCCAGAACCTTCCGCAGTTCGCCCACCGCTTGATGCGGGTCGCGATACAGGATACCGACACCACCAGACGCGATCCACTTGTCAACATTCTTCTGTTGATCATCCAGAATCACATCGCCGGGGTTCTTCATGTGCAGAGGTTTGTCACGGCTGTAACAAGTGATCACCGGCACGTGAGCACCAAAGTGACGAGCGATAGCACGACGCTTTGCCGCACAAGCCGCTTCGTGGCCTGCCGTGGGGGCACCGGTCAGAACCGTGGGGTCCAGCCCCTCAATCATGGCCCAGTATTCCTCAGCACCCGGCATCAACGGCAGGTTGTCGTAGAAGTCAGGCATCCGGTAGATGTTCTTCCAGGCAACACCAGCCTCGACAGCGTGGAAATGATGACCAAAGGCGTTGAAGTAGCCCAGTTCAAAGTCGAACAAGACGCCGTCAGAGTCGCTGAAGATGTGTGGTTTTCTGCTCATCGAAATGTCTTTCCATCGCTGGTGAATTCCAGACCCACCTTACTGCCCACGTAGATCGTGCCCTTCTTCATGAGAACCAGCACAATGTCGCCTTGGACGATGTGGACCTTCATGGAGTTGTCGTTCTTGTACACCAAGTTGGCTTCTACAATCGTGCCGTTGTCAGTGCATTTGAGTTTAACTTTTTCCATGATGGTCTCCGGTGGTGATACCAAATGGTACACTCATTTGGTATCAGAGTCAAGCGGGCTCACCATTGCGGCGTAAGTCCAAGCCAAGGTGGCAGCGGCCAATGATGTCAGTTGTGCATGATCATATGGTGGGGAAACTTCCACAACATCCATACCAACAAAGTTGAATGAAGATCGCGCCATCGAGTTGAAGATCATCTTGATGTCAAGTGAAGACATGCCGCCCATTTCAGGTGTTCCGGTACCCGGTGCGTGGGCCGGATCCAAACAATCAATGTCAAAGCTGATGTAGGTCAACCGGTTCTTGTAGAACGGTTCCAGGTAGTCAATCAAGCTTCGTGGGGTGTAGTGACCATAGAACGTTTCTGGGGAGATGGTTCGACCGCCGTGCTGATACAAATAGTCACGAGCATCGCGATCAGCAGCAGAACGAATACCGATACTCGTGAACGCATTAGTCTCAACCAGGCCTTCTTCAATTGCATTTTTCACCCAAGTGCCGTGGCCCAAGGGGTCCCCGAAGTGATCATCCCAAGTATCACAGTGGGCATCGAAGTGGATGACGCCTAGGGGCTCACCATGCAACGTTCGCAAGTGTCTCAGTATCGCAAGCGTAATAGTGTGATCTCCGCCCATGGTGATGAGCTGGCGATTTTTGTCATTGGTGAACTTGTTCGAAGACAAGAATGATTCGATCTGGATCAAGCTCTTGGTGGTGTCAGTATTGCTGACTGGAATGTCGCCAATGTCAGTCACAAAGTTGCAAGGGTTGATTCCATGAATGGGATGTTCGCCATCAGTGAGCATCAACGATGCTTCACGGATGGCCGCTGGACCAAAGCGAGCGCCGGGACGGTTGCTGGTCGCGCAGTCGAATGGAATACCCAGAACAGTGATAGGACGAGTTTCGTCCTCGATTGGTGCTTTCAGGAAGGTTCGGAAACCCTGGAATGGTTTTTGCATGTTAGGCCCACTGAAGGATGAAAACTGATAGTTATTCTTCTGTCGTGAAAGACAATNNAGCGAACTGAAGTGCCTGATCGTCAGCTTGAATGTCGAAAACAATCCGACAACCATTCTTGTTCGATGCGACACATTATTCGAAAGTGCCGAGGGTCGCGTCGGACGAGTCTGAATTCTCGCCAGTGGCGTTTTCCTCTTTTCCGGAGACGCTCTCGCGTCAAATGGTTGTTCAGAGTCAAAAGATCGAAAGTCATTTTAGTTGAACTTCAAGATGAATTCGATTTTGTCTTGAGTGTTCTTGAACTTCAAACCCGGATAGCCGGCGTTGATCGTGCCGATCACGTCGCTGTGTTTGACTTCTACTACTGTTACCAACTCGATGCCGCGTTCGGACATAAAGTCTTCGAGTTCCGGGTTGCCGTGAAAGACAATCTCATACTCCATAGTCCCGGATATCACCAGCACAATGGATCTGTGATTTCGTACCAGGAACTACGCCGACTGCTCATTCTCGATCAAACGGATCAGACGGTTGTATTCATCATCGTTGATGCCCAGTGCTTGCATCCATTCATTGAAGTATTGATACAAGCGATCAGAGTTGGGATGAGTACCAAAATGGTACTTGATGAAGTCCTTGCGATTCTGGACCTTGTCACCGATCAGCATCTTCTGCACTTCTGGAAGAACGCTCAGTTCAATTCCAGTTTCAGGCATCTTGCAGTGGGCCAAGTACAGATTTGCGATTCGACGATATTCCATCGTCAGCATTACCGGGCGTGGGTTCTGTACATAGAGCGTGTAGTGATAGCCCTGTGTGGTAAGTTCAGCGTCATTCTGAAACAGAGGGTGCAAGCAGAAGGCACACATTGCGTCATAGGACGACTGCACGGCATCCATGATGATCAGCCCCTCGTTGATGTGGTTCATCAACGGCACTTGGCTCCTCTTTGCGGTTCGATCACCGTAGAAACGAGAAATCGCCTTGTACTCTTGCGAGTTTTTCACCATGCGAATAGTATCAGCACTCATAGGGTTTGGCTCTCTTTGATTTAGTTGAGGTAGTCCAGATATTCTGGGTTTTCCTTAGAGTCGTGTGCCAGAGAAAACTGCAGAGCGACATCCGAGTTTTTGAACCAAACGACCATTGGGTCCCAATAAGTTGCCGTGTTTGGTACATACCAGTCGTCGTACGATTTCAACCCTGCACCATGACACCAATAGATCGTGTCAAGCAATGCTTTGTTGGAATCACCTAGGACACCACAGATCACAAACCCATAGAACCCAGCTAACACGTATTCATTCAGATACGGTGCTTGGTCTTTGATCTTTTCAACACGTTCTGCCCACTCGTAAGGTGACTCATTTTCCAGACGAGGCCATTGATAGTTGGGATCAGGAAGTCTTTCCTTCATGTTCGATCCCAACAGAGCTTGAACGTCATTGCTATCTCTTCTTCGGTGAACCAGATTCTGAGGTCACGTGTGACAAAGTAGTCTGATGTGTTGAACCGGTTCTTCAGAAGATCAAGTGCGTATTCGATCGCACCAGTTGCATTGACTTCATCGCTTCGCTTTTGAATCTTCACATGAGCAAACTTGCCGTGTGATTCAAAATCAAGTGCGGTTGGTTCTTCCTCAAAGGTCTCTTTGAATCGACGCGCCCAGTCACCCGCCCGTTCGTCAGACTTTGGTGGTAGTTTGTTGGGATAGCCGGGCACTGCCGACTTCCTGAAGAGATTCAACGGGTTCCACATATCAATTTTCCGCGTCATCGACTGCGCCGAGAGCCAACTTGAAGCGGGCGGCGTCATCGTCAGTGGTGAATGCCACGTATTGGTAATTCTGCTCGACGAAAAAGTCAGTATAGCGAACGCCACTTTCTCGCATCATTCGTACAATCTTCTTTTCTTTGGCAGAAGACAGATGACGGACAGTAACTAGGAAGAACCCTCGTTCGCTCAAGATGTTTGGTTGAAGGCGGGTGTAGTTCAATGGTAGAACAAACTTGGCGTAATGACGAACAGTATTCGGAACCAACCGGGTTTCGCCACCAGTGAAAAAGTCACGAACAATTTGAAGAATTTGCTTGACGTTTATTTTCATTCTGCGCCACTCCACATCAACTTGAACATCACCGCATCTTCTTCTTTGGTGAAAAAGAAGTCTCGAGCCACCCAGACATAGTTTTCATCACCGACATTTGTCCGCAGCCAATCGAGCACACGATGTTTGAAGAAGTCTTCAAACACGACGTGAGGCCAATCGTTTTGGATAATTGTCTTCACCTCAACACTTACACCCTCAGCCCTCAGGCGACGGCACCATGCTCTGATGGGTTCATCTTGGAGTCGAGGGTGAATATCTGTGCTCATTTAATCCATGCCAGTTTGAATGCAACGGCGTCTTCGTCACGAGAAAACGCCCACGTATGAGCATTGATTGTAGCGAAATTTTCATCACCGCAGTTGGCCTGGCACCAAGCAACCATCGACGAAACCGTTAAGAATTGCTGGTAATCAGTTTGATCTTGCGATCTTGGAAGTTCGACGATCGGGTAATTCTTCTCACGAAGATCACGATGGCACTCGAAATCTTTTCGATATGATTTGAGATGGCTTTCGTTGAGATGCTTGAGCATCTCACGAACCGGAAGTTTGGTTGTCATAAACGCCATGAATGGTTTAGTTGCCACTCATGGTATTAAGTTAAAGCCAGTTTGTCAAGCGATCACTTGCCGGACTTCAGTCTTTCCACTTCGGCTCGAAGGCGAACAACTTCTTCCGAGAGATCTTGCAATTCGGCTTTCATTCGATCGCACTTCTGGGAGTAGATGAAGGACTTCACTGCGTAATGATCCAGAAGCGTTTTCACCTTCTTCAATGCCTCGGCCTCAGGAGAACCAGGTTGAATCTCTGGTGAATTCTCCAGTAGATACATCGCGGTTCGCATTTCGCGGTCGTTGATTGAGAAGGGCGTCAGAATGAATTCGTTACTGATCGTCATGCCGCCAGCTGTGTAGAGCGGGGCATAGGCGTCTTCACGAAATCCCAAACGAGAGTAGATGAGGTGGCGGAATGTGCCGTCGTCGGCTGCGTGTTCAACAAGCTTGCTGAAAACGTATTCCGTGGCCACAAGGCGTTGCTCATATGAAAGAGCATTCCATCGATCTTCGCGGTCTGCATACATGACCGTCTCCCTTAAGGTTAGATTTGGCTTCACCATTCTGTGGTAGAAATGGCGATACGTCAATGACAATATTACTTATCAAGACGGTGTTACCAAATGAGCCATTCCCCTAGGATTGGATGATTTCCTCAGAGTGATAGGAATTTCTTTCGCGTTTTCCCGAATATCAGAATTTGATATACGCTGGTTCGTAACCGTGTTCTTTTGCATATTCTGGGTTGATTGTTTTCAACCACATCGAATTCTTCATGGTATGAAGCGAACCGGGAAGACCCGTAATTTCACAAGTGTGGGCGCTTGCTTTTTCGGCCCGACCGATAATCGCGTTGGTGAAGTCATCACCACCAACGCAATAGAACCGAAGAGTTCCGAACTTCTCTTTGATCTGCATCGCTTCGGCTTGTATGGTTGAACCGACTGGTATTTTCCGGTCAGTTCCTGTTCAAACATCAAATCAAGGTGACGTTGGATCAAGGAACAAGCATTATCGATGAGTGAATACCACCCATCGTCAACTTCAATATGGCGAATGCATTCTTTGTTCAGAATCTTCGGATACTTGTTGAACAGCTCAACTTCCTTTTCGGGGCTCATTCTCACTCCTATCGATATTTTGCCAGCAATTGTTCAAGTTCAGCCACCAGCAGAGGTGAACGATCTTCTTTTGCCACCAAGTTATCCAAGGAACCAAAGTGTTCTTCCAAGCAATTCATGAGCAAATCTTTGATGGCTTTTTCGTCGGGTCCGTACCTGAGATCAGACTTCAAGTACAGTTCCTCTAGTTGTGACTCCTTGCGAGCGAAGTATTCTTCGATCTGCTCAAGCGTCCATTCACCACGACGAATGCTCTTCAACTGCTCACGAGACCGCTCGATGTCAAGCGTCTTCTCGGCCATGATCATCTCGACTTCGTTAATCAGTCGAACAACATGGTACGCAAATTTGACGTCGTAGCCAAACTGTTCAATTAAGGCAGCTCGCTTGGGGTTGCTTCTGTTGGTCTTGTTCTTGATCTTCGTCATCTGTGCGTAGGCATAACCCTTGAACTTGTGCCAAGAGCCCTTGTGCAAGAAAAGATCACGGTTCTGACGCACGAGCTTCCCGATGTTAGTTTGATGCAACATACACCGATCTGGTGTGTATAGGCTGTCAACCATGTTGGGATTGTTCTCCATGCAGAGCTGGAAGAACTTCACGATGTTGTAGACAGTCACATCGTATTCGGTGTTACCATCTAGGGTCTTGACGTGATGTTGCTGGAATTGCTCGAAGCGTTGGATCTGAGTTCCGAAGCCTGGGATTTCACCAGCCGTGTGAGGGAACACCAACGACTTGTCGGGGATGCAGAAGCCCACCACGTCAATGTCACTGTTGTCAGAGCTGACTCCATATGACAGCGAACCCATGATGGTTTCGTAATGGCACGCGGCCGTGACGTACGACGGCGGCTTGATCAAACCTTGATCGGTGAGTTTCTTGACAACAGACATTAGTATTCTCCAAGTGAACTTCGTGCCCGTTTTGCTTCGTAATCTCTACGACGCACAACGGCAATCAAAAACACGGCTATCGTGCCAATCAAATTCCCCACACTCATCATAATGAACGGCCACTTTCCGGTGCAGATGATTGCGTAGAAAAGGGTGATAAGCGATGACACCGTCCAAACTCCCCACGTCGGTAATGAGATTGTCTGGCATCCCGTTTGGTCTTCCCAAGCGGTTTTGATTTGAGGCCAGTACATCGCCACCAAGACAAAGCTGTCAATGGCGTAAAGGATGGTGAGAGTTTTTTCGATTGTCATGCCGCCATTATGGCAAGAAGGTTGCCAAACAGCAACCTTCTTTGTGGGTCAAGATCGTGTATTAGACCTTGAAAACATCCTTGAACAGGGTCTTGGTGATCACGTTCGTGAAATTGCCCATCATCATCGTGATGATGTCAAAAACGCGGGCAATAACAACGGCGCAAACAGGAGTTCCATTTCAGTCCTTTTGGTTGAGTTTCAGAAGTTCTCGTAACATCAAGTGAATCTCATCAAGCATTTCCGCTGTGGCGAGATTCTGGCAATGAACGAGATCATTGTATGTGAGATCTGGTGGCATTCCTGTTTTGCCATAAACAGAATTCATGAACTGTCGCACACGTTCGCCATGTGGTTCTTCACTGACGTCGTCGATTGTCATTCTTTTCCCGCTTGAATGAATTTCTTGACTGCAATTCCGTAGAAGATGGCGAATATCAAGATGAAGATCACATCGGTCAAAATTCGATACGGCCCCGCATTGGTTACTACATGAGCCACCAGCAACATGGTCTCGTAGAAGATCCAGATGCCATTCCACATCATCCCCCAGACAGGGCTGACGAACATCTCAACATTGAACCAGCCGATTTTCTTTTCGTCGTCCATTATTCAACCCTGAGGAGTTGATAGTTCGTGATCGTCGGGTAGTAGACACTGTTGTGAGTCATTGATAAGTCACGCTCGATGTCAGAAAGGTCATCAACACTTGCGATTTCCGTATCACGAGTGAATTCCGCCCGTCGATGCACACCATCAAGAACGTAGAAGATCACATAAATGTATTTCATGTTCAGTCTCGAGCTTGTTCAAATTCGTCACATCCTCTGAGCGTGAAGTAAAGCGCAATCAGAGAAAGAATGATTCTGACTGTGCCACCACCACAGAAAGCGCCGTACGCCATGACGCCAGCCAAAGCGAACGCCAAGATAGCATTCCGTTGCTTTCGGCATGCTTCGACGAAATTTCGGAACTTCATACTCGGCTCCTCAACTGGCGAATTCGGCCGCGCATGATTCTCAACTTGAATGACACGCGAGTCTTCACACGCGACCAGGGTGGAAGTTGCGGCATCTTGCGTGGGATGCGAAAGCGATAGGGCATCTGGCCTTCCTTGTGCATGTTGAACAAGAAGTAGCAGCAACCAAACAGCATCAGACCGTTCCACACTGTCGTAAACGATAAGTGGGGAAAAGTAATGATCGAATGAACACAGAATACGCCAACCAGGACGTACATCCAGAAGTAGAACTTGGGGTTGTTCATTTCATTTCCTTTCAATTCGTGTGATCCTAAAGGAATGGCGGATGACAGTCAAGCCGTGATCTCGGATCATGTCACGGTTGATACTGTCAAACAATTCTTCCTCATCGAGAGTGTTGACATCACCAATGTATGGTGCAGTCGCCTTGAACGTCTGACCATTCGACGTCATACCAGCCATATGAATGACACCTTTGCCAAACAGAGACTTGAACCAGTCACCAATGCTCATTTCAGTACCTTCACTTTATCAAAGAATTTGACGAAATCGTCGAAGCTGTCATTGCGTTCTTCGCACCATTTCTTGTATTCGCAATCTGGTAATCGAGCTGCGTGTTCACGATAGACTTCTTGAACCGCATGATTGATGTTTGATGCCACCAAGAAAAGATCTTCTCGAATTCCGGCCGTGTTCGCCAGTCTAGCTACTGGGACGTACTGGTATTCACGATCACGATTAACGGGCCACCATCCATAGGGAAAACCATCGCACACTCGACATTGAATCGCGTCACGATCGCATTCCGTCCATTCATCACCGCGATATTCAACTTTTCGATGTTCCAGTCGTTCAACCACCATCTTCTTGACGAACTCCGGGTCCAAAAGATCCTCGGAATTGAAATCCTGGATCGTTTCAATGGAATTGATAAGATCGTCATGTGCTTCCTGCCAGAAGTTCGTATCTTCTTCACCGCCAATCAAACGCGCCAATTCCTTTTTTCGTTGGATGATGTGCTCGAGATCAAGTTCAAACTGACGAGAGAAGTAGAACTCCTTGAGTGCCGCGAGAGAACGGTTTGTCACCAAACCGTAGTAGATGTGAAAGGGTATCCGCTGATACTCAATCGTGTTCAACCCCACGACAAAATTACCATCAATGAAGCTATGCTGATAGCCATTTCCGTTCGTGTAGAACAGATGCTCCAGAGGGCACAGAATCGTGCCGTTGATGCTTCGATAGTTGATCATCGAAGAGTGAATGAAAGTTTTGAGCCAATCCAAATTATTTGAATTCATTTGTATTCCCAGCTTCTTACTGCACTCTTGTGCAACGTGTTGGACTCAGAGATGAAATGGCCGTTGACGAAGTGACCGTAAAGGGTTGATAACGAACCGGTAGGTATAAAGCGAACTTGGCTGTAATTTGCCGGATCGAAGGCGTATGGTGGTTTTGCTGAGGGTATCATATTCAAGCTATTGCTAATTTGAATTGACAGTAGAGGGCCTCGTCGTTGAAGTAGATCTTCATTACGGTCGAACCGCCATTGTGATTCATTTCTACGTACCACGTGGATTGGCTTTGCGGTGTTCCAACGGTAGTGCTTGACGCTACTTCAGCAAGTTGAAGCCAATTGTGTGCATTCAGATAGGACTCGAAACCAAACTTGGCCTTCTTGACCTTCAACTCGCGCATCAACATGTATTTTGACAAAAGTCGTTAAGTGAGACAGAATGATGATACTATCAAATGGCGTAACCTTTTGCGCCAAAAGCACCAGTTTCGTTACTTTGCTATGGTTATCTATAAAATAACAAACACGATCAACGGAAAAGTTTATATCGGCAAAACAAAAAACCAAGTTCAACGTCGATGGCAGAATCACGTTAGGTTGGCAAAAAACGGTTCAACGGTAGCTTTACATTTGGCCATACGCAAATATGGCGCCACGAATTTTTCTTTTGAAGAAATCATTAGCGTTTTAAACGAAAATGACTTGGATTATTTTGAAATCCATTTCATAAAAGAATTCAATTCGTGTCTATTAAACGGCGGTCATGGATACAATATGACATTTGGTGGGGACGGTCTGAGTGCTGGATTCAAACATAGTCAGACTACCAAAGATAAGATGTCGAGTTCTAGACTCGGTAAAAAAAAGTCACAAGCGCATAAAGATGCGCTTTCAGCGGCAAAGACGGGGGAAGGCAATGCTATGTATGGGGTAACTGGCCCACAGCATCCCTGCTATGGGAAAACAGCTTCGAAGGAAACTAAGGCCCTACAGAGCAAGGCCGCAATGGGACGAAAAGTGACTCATCGAATAAGAAAATGCCCACACTGCGGACTAGAAGGGTCCGGCGGGGCCATGAGCCGATATCATTTCGATAAGTGCAGGATCAAGATCCTTTGACACACATAACTGCTTTCAATGTGTGAACCACGTCAACAAGGTCTGACTGGTTAGCCATTACTTGGTCTAGATTCTTATAAGCTGATGGAATTTCATCCAGAACCGAAGCATCCTTTCGGCATTCAACCCCGCTTGTTTGCTTTGCCAGATCATCAACCGTGAAGGTTAACTTTGCCTTTGTCCGCGAATAGACTCGGCCAGCTCCATGCGAACAAGAACAGTATGATTCTGCATGTCCCTTGCCGCAAACAATAAAGCTCTTTTGACCCATCGATCCAGGGATGATCCCTAAGTCACCCAAACCTGCGCGGACTGCTCCTTTTCTAGTCACCCATAAATTTTGACCAAAGTGATTTTCACGAACACAGTAGTTGTGGTGGCACGAAATAGCTTCACGAGTCAACACGAATTCCTTGGGAATCGTGCGACGCAGAGCCGACACAACACGGTCCAGCATCACTGCACGGTTGTTGAACGCGTACTCTTGACCCAGCAACATCGCTTGGATGTAGTCTTCGAAGTCTTGGGTACCTTCAGGCAAGAACGCCAGATCGTTGTCAGGCAGTTCGATGAAGTGGCGAGCCATACGCTCCTTGGCCTTCTCGATGAAGAAAGAACCAATGCGATTACCGAACCCACGAGAACCGCTATGTAGCATCACCCACACATCTTGGTTTTCGTCCAAGCAGAGTTCGATGAAGTGGTTACCGGATCCCAAAGAACCCAGTTGGCCCATCCAAGCATCGCCCTTCTGGCGAATCTCAGGGTGACGTGCCACCAACTTGTCGATGTTGTCGAACAGTTCACGGCGTTCACGCCAGTTTTCCTCGATTTCATCTTGACGTTGGTTGACCCCACCAGCACCCAGAGGAACATCACGTTCGATCTGGTTGCGGATTGCCAACAGGGAGTCAGGCAGATCATCAGCCTTCAGCGAAGTGCGAACCGCACACATACCGCAACCGATGTCAACGCCCACGGCAGCAGGGATCACAGCCTTGGTAGTAGCGATCACGGAACCAACCGTGGAACCGATACCAGCGTGAACATCAGGCATCAGGGCGACGCCGTTTGGTGCGATGAACGGCAGACGAGCCAAATTCTTGGCTTGCTTCAGAGCAGCGTCTTCGATTTCGTTCAGTTCACCCACCCAAGCCTTGATTGGCTTCAGGCCGTCTTCCTTCAATACCTTCATAATCGTTCCTTGGTAAGTTTTCAGTGATGCCAGTCTACAACAACCGCGTCAAGTGAACGAGTTGATGTTGTGTATTTTCACACGAACTGAGCTTTCACCCGAAGTAAAAGTTAATGATCTCACCGTCTTCTTTGACTGTGACGTTCAAACGGTCTGGTCGATAGTCCATGGTACCAATCGAACCCGGATACCAAACACGAACTGCGCCCGAATGAAGTTCTTTGATCCGCACTTGAACATGCAACGTATCCCAGTTTTGTCCCACGAATTCTTCGAATGATTCCAATTCACCCACAGCTGATCCTCTTTATGATTCCATTCTCATCTATGTGAAACGTAACTCGCCTTGGTTCGTAGTTCCTTGTCGGGATTTTCACATCGGCCAGCAGCTCATTTGACGGGTCTGAAACCACATACAGGTATTTGATTTCTGACGTCAACTTCAATGTCACCAACAAACTGTCTGAATACTCAGTGCCGACCAAGTGATCAAATTCCCAACGATACCATGGAGGGAGTCCCATAGCTTACTCCGTGGGAGGGGTCAATGTCAACGACATTCCGTCAACTAGGTTCAAGAAACACTGGTCGTCGTTAAAACGTAACGAAAAGTGGTAAATGCGAACAATGACTTCGGCGAAATTGTCAGTCACCATGTTCATGAACATGGTGTCAGAAAAGATCGAATCGGCCACAACGATGTGAGCTTGTGTCACCGCACGAGAAGCCAAATGACTGGGAACTCCTCGTTGCACCAGTTTGCTCTGGATGGTGAGCATCGTCTGATAGTTTGGCGAATCAGCAACGTCTTGAAGTTCCAAGACATGAGAGAAGTGATCTAGAATCTGCTGTTTGTACTCTTCTAATTCAGATGGCATAATGGCGAGTCTCCTTGACTCGCCATTTTATTGCAGAGCTTGACTGACGTCTAATCAGTCAGCGGGATGTTGAAGTGTGTCATAGATCATGGTGAAGCCGTCGAAGATCGCGTTTTTCAGCCCTTCAACACCATGGGTCATGAACCGATCCACCAGAGTGATCACCAGGAAACGCTTGATCTCATCGAACTCTTCGTTGTTCAGCTTCTTGCCACGAGCGGCCTTGCCGCGTTGGCAGTACCATTCGGAAATGTTGGTCACCACATCAGCGGCGCCGTTTTCAAACCCGCTGCGACCGCTTTGCATAAACTGAAAGAACACATGTTCCTTCATGGCGTTCAGCAGGGCGGAGTGGGTCATGTCCTTCAGTGGAATGCCGTCGATGTAAGTGAACAGGGCCATTTTCGTTCCCTTTCAATTCGTTGCTACCATGTTCTTATGATAGATTCATTTGGTAGAAAAGTCAACAGAGTTGTGGTCCAGAACTCAGTGGTTCGGAATATTTCAACCGCAACATGACTTCGACTTCATCGGTCAATTCGTGACGGGTGTAATCTTCGTCAGTTACGAAGATTGGAATATCGTTCAACTTTTCCGTATCTCTGAATTCTTTGATACACGCAATAGCCTCGGACAGGAGCTCAAAACCTTTCTCTCTGCCTCTTGAGTCCCTGATGAACATCAAAGCTACTCGACTCTCACCAGATATCTGATGCATCACTGTTGGGTGATAGCCGACCCACCTAACATCATTGAATGGTGGCTGTCCTTTTTCTCGATTTGGAGAAAGACGAATCCAGAAGTATCCTTTCTGGTGCAGAAGCTCTTGTTCGAGAAGCTTTACTGCATCTTCGTCAAATAGATTGGCGCGCCCGGTGGGAATCGAACCCACGCCCCTAGGTGTTAGAGACCCGTACTCTTCCATTTAAGCTACGGGCGCATTGAAGTCGGCCTCGAGACGGCGAATGATCCAGTTCACAGGGTCACCCGTTCGAGCCTTGGCGATACCATACGGCATCGAGCCAGAGTTCAGGTAGAAATCAAACAGTGCGTCGTACAGCTCATCGGGTAAATCACCCGTGCTCTTGAACTGCGCGTACAGTTCACGATGCTGTTCGATGATGTCTTTGACTTGCATGTGCTTGCCCGTTGATTTCTATTCTGAAATGATAACGAGCCATTGCTGGCTCGTCAAGTGATTTTGCACGAAATCAATCGTGGTCGTAATCGTCGGTTTCGACGCCGGCCTGAGTCACCTTGACCTTGACGTGATCACCGAAAGCGAACTCCAGAATCTCCTCACCAATGCTGGAACTCATGAAGTCGAACAGATCGGCAATATCCTTCAACTTATTGTTGCGGCTCAAGTCGTAAGACGAATACACCTCGAAGTCATCTGGCTCATCTTCGCTATCATCCCATTCTCCCCAGTGAGAACATTCTTCGTAGTTGGAAGCGTAGATGTCATTCACCCGGAACGTGCAAGCATAACCGTCATTGAAGTATGGGGTGTACTGAGTCCAAGTGATGCACTTGATTTCTGGGTGTCGTTGGAAGACGTCACTAAATTCAGTCATCAGGGCCTTCTCGGCATCCTTCTTGGCATCTTCGATTGTCTTTGTGATTTGTTCAACTGTGTCTTTGAATGTCATTTTTCAGTCCTCTGAACCAAACGGGATGAATCCCTTCTTGCCTTTTGAAGTTTTTACAGTCCCTGACATCCAGGGCTGAACTGCCATGTTGTTGAGATACTTCTCAACGGTGGGAATAAAACCGAGGTCTTCTTGAATGTGTTCCTCGGCCACATCTCGGGGAGAATACTCCTTCCCATCCGAGTTGATTCGCGTCACGCCGAACATTTGCTCGACAATGAAACAACCAAACGAACTATGCAGCAATGCACGATGACGAACATCTGGCATACATGCCTTGCTACTGTCGATGAAGTTGTGAATGTCCAAGTAGTCTTCGGGTTTACCTCCGAACTTCTTGACACTGATTTTTGCGTGTAGATATGGTTTCATATGGTGAGTCTCAATTCGTCAACGGTGAAATACACCAGATCGCCTTCAATTTTGCTGACTTGAAAGCCTTCAAGGATGTATTCATCTACTCGAAACGTGATCTTGCCAAAGTCGTAATCGAAGTGTTCGCCCTCAGTATCCAGAATACCAATTCCGAGCCAGAATCGTTGCCCTCGCGTATGCGACACCGATTTTCCGTCAATCGTGGTGACTATCGTCGGAGCAAACTGGACCTGAGGTACCTTCAGGATCTTCATTTCTGTTTGCGTTGGCGAGCCACCTTCTTGGCTGGTGCGGGCTTCTGATCAACCTTTGGTGCCGGGGCTGGTGCAGCTTGCTTGATCTTCATGAGTTCTTCACGAACGATCTTGCGAACTGAATCCTCGAAAGCTTTCTTCTTGTCCTCTTCTTCTTGATCTTGCATGATCTGTAGCAAGGATTCATTGTGAGCTATTGCCGAATCCATCAAAGAATCTAGCAAATCTGGGTAAATCAATGCTTGCCAAACAGTGTGGGTAACTAATTTGAATCCATTGGGTGTGGTCTCCGCCACCGGTGGTTTTACGAAAAATTCTTTGAATCCCATGATGTTCCTCACAGTTGAGCAATGATGTTGGGGATGTGACGGTCGTCACGCGAATAGCCAGCTTCTGGCGCATCGAAGGTCTCGGACAGCACCTGGATGTCCGTGATTGCTTCTTCGCGCAGCAAGCGCCACCCAGCATGTTCCTGGGACTCTGCGATCTGGAACACGCGGATCTTGCCTTGGCCATTCTTATCCAGGCCATAGGCATGAGGCTCAACGACTCGTTCTTGGCCGTTATAGACCAGCTTGATCTTCTTCTTGTTGACAATTGCATCAACGAGTGTGGTATTTGTCATCTTATTCTCCTTGTTGGTTGATGAACTTCATTGCTGACTCCGCGGAGTCAAATACTTGGATCACGTTCAATGGGGCTGGTGCTGCCGGTGGTGTGTTGGGGTCCATGATCCGGTGATACAGCCAAAAGCACAGGAACTTCTTCTGAACTGCAAAACCGGAACCGTGAGCGACGATACGATATTTGGCACTCATTCTTCGACTTCAATTTCTTTGACAACGTAGAAGCTCAAACCGATCAACTTGAGTGCTTCATTGAGCAGTGCGTCTTCGGCGTTTGCCATGAAGTGATTTATGGCCATACCGCTTTCGGCCAGGCCATCGTTCACAATACGACCAGACCCGGGTTGGAACTTTTCGAGAAGTGCCACAAAGGCTTCCTTATCTTCATCCGAATTGAAGAGGTCGTCCAGCTCATAGTAGTAGTTCGACACACCACCACCCCAATGGATAGTGATTGCTTCAGTTGCCAAACGTCGAAATTCTTCAAGCTCCATCCGTTTGAGTTCAGCTTCGGCTCGTTCTGGGGTTCGATAGCAAGCTACCGGATGGGTACCATCAACTTCGTTATAGATGTTGTCATCATACTCAAACCCTCGCAGGCATACAACGTAACCTTTACTCATCACCCACCTCAACTTCGTAAACGGTGTACAGACTGAAACCCAAGCTCTCGATGAACTGATCACGTTCTTCTTGATTCATCAAAGACACGATCATTGCGATCTCGTCTTCACGCGAATACGGCGTTTCGTAGAAACTATCGTAGAAACCCGGCTTGTATCGTTCAACCAAGTCTCGGAAAGTATCCAAGTCATCGATGATTTCACCGATATCATATCCGTATTGGCCGAGGTCAATTTGCTTCGCCAAGATTGCATCGATTATCATCTGATAAGCGACTTCCCAAGCTCGTTTTTCAGAACGGTAAACTACAACAGGCGTCACCGCTTGATCGCTGCTTTGAGTGTAGATTTCATCGTTGTACTCGAAGCCAACTTCACCAACCACATACATCACTTCCGGCATGTTTTTCTCCTTGTAGCCGCTCAATCAACAATTCTCACAGAGCCCTTGGGCAAGCGCAAAACTCGATGGGCATTACCCACAAACTTTTCTTCGATGGGACTTTCACCCACGCATTCTTCCAGAGAAGGGATGCGGCCCATGTCATCAACCACGTGCTGTTCCGCGATGTCACGAACGCTGATCTTCTTACCATCAGAGTTCAAAATGTATGGCATGCGCTTGAACTCACCGCTTGGCATCTGGGTGATGGTACCAAACACCTGTTCACAGAGGAAGATACCAAAAGCATTGTGGAGGACTTTGCGATGGCGCTCGTCTGCTATGTGTGCCTTGGTTGAATCAAACCAGTTGTGAATGTCGATGTAATCTTCGGGTATTCCACCGAATTTCTTCGCGGAAATCAGGGCGTGCAGCATTGGCTTCATGGTGTTCTTACTTGATAGTATGTTTTGCGATGATGTGAGTCCACTTGCCTTTGTTCTCGGCAAGAACGGTCATGATCTTGTTCACTTTACCGTTGTCACTGTTCCTGATCTCAAAATAGATAGCAGTATCATCATAGACTCGTGCCGCCAAGTGGCCAGAGTAAGTCAAACCCGACAATTTGGTAATCACTTGGTCACTCACTTCCGGTTTCTCGGGGTAGAAGTGGAAAGTGATGTCAGTGTTCTCAATCTTTCGACCACGAAGATCCAGATTGGAAAAAGTGTCGACCAAACCGCGTTCGAGCATTCCTGATTCTGGGTCAACAAGGTAATAGTCACCTTGGCTGGAACCCATCAGGTAGCCACTCATTTCGACTTGGATTTCAATTTTTGTTGACATGCAAAATCCCCTAGCACAATGCGCAGTGTAATGAAGATGGGACCAGAAAACCTGGTCCCATTCGTTAAGTTATAACGATTAATCGACTTCAGTCATCGCAGTCTCGGTGATTGTCGTCAAGCCGTAGTTCTACGCGAATTCTGGTAGTTCTTCACTCTCTGTGAGTTTCATTTCCACCAAAATAGACGGTTCAATTTCCATCATGGCTTGGTAGACGGAACACAGAAGAAAAGCCAGAGGCAGATCAGCATTGATGATTACCGGTCTTTCCTCCGCCCATTCGCTATTACCATGAGCGATCCATTGCCAAGTGTTGAACGCCCACTTGTTCACCATCCTGGTACGATACAGTTCTCTGATTGGGTCAGAGAACTTCAACTCATCGTGAAATCGCTCAATGCTGGCGTAGTAGCGCTCAAGAGCTGGATGAATCCACATAGTAGGAATTGAAACAGTTGATTGCCCACTGCAGAGCTGGGTCACCTTCTTCCCATTCGAACCCAAAACGATAGGCCGCATCCAAACCCAATTCCCAAGCAATGCCTTCAACCGCTTGCTTGTTGAGATATCGATGCTTGACGGTTAGGCGTTTTGCCAGTTCATGCCCCAGTTCATGAAAGAACGCAAGGAGCTCACGCTCCTCGTCGAGGAAATCACCTAGAACAATTTGCCTTAGGTTGGACGGGGACCAAACTAAATGAACCGCTTGATCATAACCCAACCTTGAATCTCGTTCAATCGAGATGCCATAGTATTTGGCTACCTTTTGAAGGAACTTGGGTATTGGTTGGGCGCCGAATCCACGAATCGGGCACTCACTAAATCCAATCGCGTATCGTGTTTCCACGTAGAAACGAAGAAAGTTGAATTTAGAGTTCTGCTTCATAGTCAGTCACGAAGATCCTTGATGACTTGCTCCACCAAAGGTGCCACATAGGTGTCGTAGATTTGACTCATCTGCATGTGAAGCAGTGCTCGTTCTTGATCAGTCATACCACAACCAATCAAAGCTTCTGGGTTGCGATCAAGGCCATAATCATGGCGCATGGTGATGCACATATCCAGAATGGTTTCTTCTCGTGTTTTGATAATGAGTGGCTGTTTCATAGGAATCTGTGAAGTGTGTATTTGTTGCAGTAATCGACGGGCGCTTTGCGATCCATCTTCTTGTGCCAGCGAGTTCGCGCTTGCCGCCATCTCTTCTGTACCGGTTCAGGAGCGTGGCTGGTCAAGTAATGAATTCGACCAAAGATTCTACCCAAAGTTCGTTCGTTCACGGGACCATGATCGTTGTCATGATAACTATGCCAGTTGTATTGGCCAGTGTAAAAACCCTTTCTGTTGGATTTGAGCTTGTGCCGACCATTGTTTGATTGTGGTCTGAACTTCATAGGCTTACCTTTCGTGGTTGTGTCCTGCGTGGTTTCGGTCGAAACGGATCCTCGGAACAGCGACAACAAACTTGTCAACCAAGTCAGGATGCGACCGATCAAAGGGGAATTTGAAGCAGTAAAAATAGACATCGCAGAGTCCCAAAAGGGTGAATTGTTTGGGGATGGTATCCGGGACGTCAGTGGTTTCATCCCAAGTGGAAATGCCCACCGCACCTGAGAACTCGGCATATTCATCAATGGCTCGGTCAAAGTTATCCGCATCACTGACGTAGATGATGCCGAACTCAACCCGAAAGTTTTGACCAGAGAATTCGTACGGGATTTGATTGCATTGCCTCGCCATACGTGCCCCAAAAAAGAAAGACGGCCCATTGTAGAGCCGTCCTGCCAGTTCATCAAGCCTTAGAGTGAGTCGCTACCGTTGAACAGAACCACATGCGGATCACCATTTGCATCGTACTTCGTTGCTTGGAACTTCACGATACGGGCGCAGAGTTGTTCAAATCGTGCATCAGTTCGAATCACGTCGTGAAAAAATCCCAGTTCGTCTTCGCTGATACCGTGTTTTCTCGCCACCTTACCCATGTACTCTTCGGTACAGCGTTCACGATCGAAGTCAACAGCCCGAGACAACGTCACAAACGTTTCGGCGATGATCTGAAGCTCGGCGTCTGTGATTTCAAACTCCTTGATTTCCTCAACGCTTGAGTTTCCATGTTCAAGAGTCCAACGACCCACGATTGTATTCGGGGTACCTTTCAGAGGCTTGGTGGTAATGTTCATGACCGATTGTGAAGTTAAAACGCCAAATGATACATTGGGTACCACTTGGCGTCAACTCATCAACCTTGCCAGCCTTTAGGTGGCTTGCATCCCATTGCGGGGAATGGATTTGGCGTCTGGTTCAATTTCTGCTTGCTTGGGCGTTCCAGGACAATACCACGAGCCTTCAGGCCCTTGGCGTCATCATAGAACATCACCAAGGTACCCAGAGTCGTACCACGTTCAAACTTGACTCCCACTGTGCTGAAGTCAGTTGCGGAACCAAAACCCGTACCCAAATTGTTCAATGATGCATTCACGGAAGTGGTACTCAATGTCGCATTGGATGCGGTAGAAGTGGACGAGTAAGTTTGAGTCAGATCACCTCCAACCTGGCCGATGAATTGGCGCTTTAGATTGGCTGGATCAATATCGGTACCACGAAGAATTGATGGCGTGATACCCGTGGAACCACCAATTGTCGGAGTCCAATATGGAGACGGAATCCCATCGTGCCCCCATGGTGTGTTTGTCACGGTATCAACGAATGGTTGATGCACGGGCTTTTCTTCCACAACCATGACACCGATCACCCCACAGTTGGATGCATTGCCTTTACCCATCTGAGCATAGCTGTCCTTCTTTGAACCAAAGGTGAACTTCGCTGCTTGGTTGTTGTCTAGCATCCAACCAGGAATACGAACGGACTGATAGGCATTCAGCACGTATCCTTGGCTTTGATCACCCGCAGGTTGACCGTCCATGATGCTCAAACCGTCAATGCTGACGATAGCAAGCACTCGTTTGTGGGTGAGGTTTTTGAGTTCGAGTTCGAATTCAGAACCGGGGCGACCTTCTACGAAGATTTGACCGTTGTGAGTGAACTCAGTGATGGCGCGGTCCTTGACAAGGACTCGCATTTCGAGTGATGTGATTTTCATATTTTCCCTTTGTTGGGCTTACCGCCTCGACGACTTTCGAGGGCTTTCTGCCAACTATTAACGAAAGCGTGATTGCCTTCGTGGATATTTAGTATGGCAAAAGTGTTAGAATAGTGTAATATTTCTGGGGTTTTCTATGGAACTGGCTTTCTTCTTTGGTGTGATGCTCATTTTCATCGGTGGCTTTATTGGTTTTCTGATTGATGATGAACCTGGATCGTTTTCTAGAACGTTTCGCGTCGCCATCTTGATTTTAGGCATCTTCATGATCGCCGCGGCCACAGTCAAGGGTCTGTTTTTCTGATCATGCCAAAGATTAGAGTAGAACTGGATGACGATGGTTTCACCAATGAAATCGAACGAATCCATCACCACAATCAAAAGCCCGAGACCACACCGTTTCGAGCGCCCAAGTACTCACTTGGTGTAATCGATCGCATCGCCAACAAGTGCGACAACTTTCAGGACATCGCCGATGCCTTGATAGAGTCATGGCCGCAGTTGATGCAACGATCTCTGCTGATTTCTGGAGTGAACGAAGAAGACGTTGATGGGAAATACGCAAAAGCCATCTCCTTGTCTTTGCATCCGTATCGATTCGGAGACCCCACCAACAAGTTCAAAAAAGCCAAACCAATCAATGACAACGGTTCGACGTTGGCTTTTGGTGTTCGGATTGAGCACACGGTGAATGGATGGTCTTCGATCGCATTCAACTTTGAAAACGCTTGTATGAACTCGCCCATTCAGATCATGAATAATGATCTGATCACCAACGACCGCCCGCAAAAGATTTGCCAGACCGCGTTGTTCTTCTTGGCTGACTGGCCGGCACTGTGTGGTGCGGTGGCGATCGAACGATTGACAGGATCCAATAGACTGGTCGAATCATATTACGAACGAATCGGAAAAGACAAGAGTGACTGGTGGTACTGGTAAACATGAATTTCTTCTTGTGGGTACTCGTCGGGTACCTGGGCGTTTATTTCTGGATGCAAAAGCTGTACAAGCCAGATTTCGTCCTACATTGCCACGTGTTGATCTGTGGTGTCTTCTTCGGTCCCTTGGGTTTCGTTGCCGGTTTCGTTGCTTGGCTTGAAGTCAAACGCCAGCAAAAGATGATGAAATGACGAAGGGGCCATTTGGCCCCTTCGTGTTTGGGTTTGTTTACAGGCCCAAGGCCTTGAGCTCTTCGGTGCTCATCAGCGATTTGGCCTTCTCAAGTGCAGCCTTGCGAAAGCGCTCTGCTTCTTCACGGGCAAGCTTGGCTTCTTCCAAACCAAACAGTTCGGATTCAACTGAATCAAACTTCCATGATTCGGAGTTTCAAGTTTGTTGCTACCATGTTCCAAATGATAGGTTCACTTGGCGCTGAAGTCAACACCAAGTGAACACAAACTCGTTAAAGGCTAACGATTAGATGAACGAATGATTGTCCGTGTCGTCGGTTTTCACCTTGTTGCTGAACTTGGCCATCAGGAGCTGATCTTCGAACTCCTTGATGAAACCCGGACAGACCTTTTCGATCTCCGACACATCGATGCGACGGTACGGTTCCTTGTCACCGCTGGGGTGAGTCTTCTTGCGGGCCAGAGTCACCAGGTCTTGCTTGCCCGAAAGGCCAAAGTGGCGCTTGAAGCTGTAGGTTTTGCCGCGACGGCCCCAGAAGTTGTACATGGAACCGGGCTCTGGCGGGTACCAGCACGGGTGCCGCTTTTGCATTTCGTTCAGTTCGGGAGCGTTCTTGAACTCCACAAAGCCCCAGATCTTGTCGTGGTTGCCTTCGTTGCACCAAGCAAAGAACTTGATTTCATAGCTGTCGAGTGCCATTTCATTCTCCTTTCTTCAAAACGTACTTGGCATGTCCGCCGAAATGATCGATGAGATCCGACGTCATGATTTCGTTGCTTTCGAACACAAAATCGAAATTGAGAAGCTTGATGACCGGTGGCCAGCGCAAGCCTTGGGTACCGTGCGGGGCACCCACTGTGATTTCTTCACCATCAGCGGTGAGCACCACCAGTTCTTCTGGTCGAATGGTGGGTGATGTGATGATAATTCCCGTCAAGGTTACGATCTCCTTTGAAATGATACCAAATGATAGACTGTTTTGGTAAAGTAGTCAAGCATGCCCCAAGTGAGTCACTGGGCGGTCGCACTCGTCACAGTGGTCGGCTCCTGACCCAAAGACAGCCCTGAGCTCAGATTCGCCCTTATGATCTACCACTCGATAAACTGATGCGGGTTTAACCAATTGAACATGGCCGCAACGTTTGCTCGTGCATTGGAATTTTGCGATGTAGTCACGAGTATCGTAGTTCTGCATTTCTGATATCCTTAAAACTCTGGCCATTCGTAAGTAGCCAAGAATTCATCCATCTTCCGGATTTCTTCGTTGGCTTCCTCTTGTGTGATTTCTCGAGGGTTGAACTCAGTCAGTTCTGAGCACATGACCGAGCTTCCGTATTCAGTCATTTGGATCGAACCGTCGATCCCTTCAAAGATCAGAATGCCACCACACTCCTCGTATGAAACCCATCCATTGAAGTAGATGATGCGTTCGATGATGCTGACATCGGCCTTGTCGAATGCACCGTGAACTTCCATGATTTCGTCGGCGGTCAACGGCATCATTCTTCTCCGAACTTGTGGTTCAAGTAGGTGTCGGCCACATAGACTGGTTCACTGTCGGTAGCACCAAAGTTGCGATGTTTGGTCAAAGCAGCCCAGATGATCTTGCTGGCCTCAGCATGAGTCTTGGCGCGCATCGCTTGCGACAGAGCCTTGTTGAGTTCACGAGCCGCCTTGCCATGGCCTTCCATGGAAGAGTAGAGTTGCCAGTCTTTGGACGTGAGTTGACTGGGAACCTTCAGCGACGTACCCTTCAAAAACACCGTGGCCATATGAATCTCCGTTGTGTTACCGTAACCCAATGATAGATTCATTTGGTTAACCAGTCAACTCAAAACGAAGGGGCCCTTGGGCCCCTTGTGTGAACTTGAACACGAATCAGCTGAGATCGATCATATTCTTGAACATATCCGGTACTTTACCCATGGCTCCCTTCATGGTTTTGCCATCAAATGGCACCCAAACTACTGCACCGTTCGAATAGGCGGAAAACACAATTTTCTTCGAGTTCCCGTCCATGAGAAGTTTTGATAAGAACCAACCAGAATTGTAGAGCTTCAGAAGGGTTGCTCGCTGTTCCGGAGTTCCTTGGGCTTGAATGTATTTGACAAAGTTGTTACGAAAACGAGAGCTAACCATAGCGGGTTCAGTCATATTTTGAACCAGCTTTTCTAGCTTCGCTTTATTGTCGATGTCAAGAGAAAAGATTTCAGATGAATCGCGATCCATAATGGCTCCAAAAGTTTCACCATATTTAGCGGAAATGGCGAAGAGCTCTAGAGCTCTAGAGCTCTTCGGGTTATTGGATGATGAGGTTACCAACCCCACGCTTTACCGGTTTTTATGCGGCAACGGCGAAAGTGCTATCGTTTGCAGATAGATTGTTTGCTAGTTTTTCGTCATTCGCCTGACGAGTAGCCCAACTTAGTACTCAGATCGTAGTCGAAACCAAAATTCACCCCCCACCACAAAACACTGCATGCTCTCTGGTGGAGGTGCCGGGGATCGAACCCGGGTGTTACAACCATTTCAAAAGATGAGTTTTCAGCCGTTTTCCGGCTTCACCACTATTCTTTTATGATACGCTTAGAATGACGAAAAGTCAACTAATGAACGTCTTATTATTCATTCGTCAAGAATACTAACGACTATCCAAGTGAGCATGAACACGAAAACACTAATTGCGGAATCAACCATCATCATCTTCGTGATGATCATAAACGACACAACAATCAAACAGAATACGGCAATCGTTGTGAGTTCAATGAGTTCATTTGAAACAAAGAACATGGTACTGATAATGAGCGTAACCGCAATAGCCAAACACCCACCCAATACAGCAAAAGAAGCCCAGAAGAGACCGTTCTTGGTGAACTCCACTTGTATTTGTGCCACAAATGGCACAATGACATTCAGGAGGTCAGTCATCGAGGGTACCAACATCACCAAGATCGGAACTCGGTTCTATCATTTTTTCTGGTTTTCTGCCTGGAGTTTACGACATCACTTCATGTGTTTCTGAAGACTTTCGTGACGAAAATGACTACTCTTGACGAAATCCTGAAAAACTATTCGTGAAGAATTGGCCTCACCAATTGACCCTAACGAACAGATAGATGATTGCGATCACTGTTCCAAATAACCTCATGACATTGAAGTCTATCATGACACTATCCCTCATACTGCTATAGTGGTGATGGTTGGAGTTCACTCGTCGCATCAGAAAGGTTGAAACAAATACTGCCTGAGCTGTGATAACCAGCATGAAGAAGTGGAATACCGCATAGAGACCAGATGAGTTCGCGGTGGTGAACAGACAAGTGACCACTATCGCAAGACCCAAGGCCATCAGGAATCGTTCGATTCGTTCTTGTGTCACCGTCTTTACCTCTGGGTGGTGCAGGAAACACCCTTGGGCGATCAAAAGAAGGGAGTAGAGGTATGGTGCGAATTTCAGGATCAGTTGCATAGGAACCCCAGGATCAGAAAGATCATCGAAGCGGCGATGGCGGACGATCCAATTCGGGAATAGTTGTAACGCCGGTATTTGCGAACATCACCGGGGATCTTGGAAGCCTTGCGGTGGAACTCGTAGCCCACGACGAAGACGATAGCTGATGCAAAGAAGAAAAAGACGTTCATAGTGCCCTCTTGATATCGTACGCCAGTTTGACTGCTGAGATGATAGCCAGAACGTGGAAGATCATGTCAGTCATCTGTGGGGTGAAGATAATCCGGTTCCAGATCAGGAAGAATGTAACAAATGCCCAACCCGCGTAGGTGAGAACAATCACATAGACGGTGAACATGTAACCGATCGTGTGCATGATCGCATTCAGTATGCGGCTGTTGGTTGCCTGATTGCCAATCAACCCTTGAGCGCACTGAAGACCAAATGCCAGCCCAAACGTGTAGACCGATCCCAGCCAGTAACCGTACTCGCTGAAAGCAAAGAAACTGAACACGACTACGCTCAGCATGCTCATCCAGAACAAAATCTTCTCCAGGTTCATTCGATCTCCTCAACCATCAGAATTTCAAGACCACTGAACTTCAGTCTAAAGTAAATGGCGTCTTCCGCGGTATCAAACATGATTTGATACCGGTAGTGGTGCATACCGCCATAGGAACCGTTAAAATGTTCACGAAAATATTCGTCAATCAGTTCGCCATTCATTTCGCGATTTTGGTCACAGGCTATTTTACTGATGAGCGACCACACCAAATTGGTCGCCGTTCGGGTCAGGGTCAACCGGTGCTTCATATGTTTGTGACCTTGATGATTTCGATATCACTGTGGTTCAGTCTGAACTTGACCGCGTTTTCATCCGTGAAAGCCAGACGAAGAGAATCGTCTGCGTGCCGGCATATGAACAGTTGAATCGCTGCTCCAGATACAGGATGAAAGATCTACCCGTTAGCTCCTTGGGGTCACGCGAAGTAACGAACTGAATGAACAGGCGATCCCAGGATCGTTCCGGATTGAAACCATTACCGCCATGTCGTGTCCCCATGAGTCAGTTTGAACTGGACCGCTTCTTCCTCGGTATCGAAATAGAGTCGAATCACCAAATACCCAGATGGATCGTGGTCGTCAACAATAACCCCAAGGATTGATGGGTAACGGCTTTTGATGAATTGATCGAACGGTTCTCCGAACGACATTTCACCGTTATCACAGTATTCGATACACAGCGCAGTCGTGAAGTCGCGAGAAAGAATTAGCTCAACCATTTGAGTTTGAACGCAATCATGTCCGCGTCAGAAACGAAGTACATCCTAAAGTAGTAGGCACCCGAAGAAACGAACTCGTGGTGCTTGATCACGCCCTGTTGCTTGATCAAGGAGTTAATGCTCTTGAGATTCCCCACGCCGTTCAATTCCGAACCAACCGTCTTGAACAATTGGTTCGTTTCCTCCCACGAAAGATCAACGTGAAACATTTGGGGCCACTCCCTTTCCGCCGTTTGCCAGTTCGACCGGATATTCAATTCTGAGATTGGCCATAGAGATCGATGATTTCCAACATGTGACGATCCAGTTGGATCAGGAGAATGACAAATGCAACAACACCAATGATCGCACCGATGGTATATCCGATGAACCACCCAATCAAGACTGATGCGATGGCAACCAGAATCAAAAGAATGGCAAGCCCAAATGCTCTGAATGTGGTCTTGATCGCCCACAGAAGAAACTTGTCGATTTTGTTCATATGAACCTCCAAAGTTCATGATAACGTCAATTGGCGAAAAATTGTTTGCGCGATTCGAAATCTTTTTGACTAAGTGGCCAATTCGTAAAGAATGTATGACAAGGAGACGCTTTATGTTTTTCGGACTCATGCTTTTTCTGACCATGCTGTTCGTCAAGCATTTCCTGGTAGATTTCGTCCTGCGGACTGATGCACAAGTGGCATCAAAGGGCAAGTACGGAGATTTCCAGGGCTTGATGCACAGCGTTTATCACGGCATTGGTACTATGGTGGTATTGTTCCTGTTCTTCGGGTTCAACCCCATTATCATGCTGTGGCTGGGGGCGTTTGACTTCCTCTTGCATTATCACATCGATTTTGCGAAGATGAGGTTTGGCGAACGCGACATCACAAAGAAGGCTTTCTGGGTGCAACTTGGTCTCGACCAGCTTGCTCACGCGATTACCTACTTTGCGATGGTGGTTCTGCTTTTCTCGTGATCGGTACTAGCTGGCAAAACTAGCGAAAACCCGAATGCGAATCGGAAAAGTAGATCACTAAATACTTTTGAGGGCCGCAAGCCCCGCATCCACAAGATGTATAAAAGGAGAAACATATGATGATGTTTGTCGTTGGCTTCGTCGTTGGCGTGGTCGTGATGATCCTCAAAGACAAGATGAAGTAATTCATCGACTCTTTTGAGACACGATCCCTAGCGGTCGTAAAAGAGAAGCCTCGAGACTTCTCTTTCATCATTTCTGGCTCCGAAAACACTAAGGGCACCCAAGTGGTGCCCTTTTCTTTGACTACTATGCGGTGTCAAAAGGAAAGCACCAGACGCATGGTGACGTTTCTGGTGCGTTCCAGGTTAGTTTAGTTGAGCTTGATACCGGCTGCGATTAGGATGCGTCGAGCCTTTTCTGCGTCCTTGGCATCGACCACGACAGGAACGCCGTTCTTTTCTCGTTCCTTACGTTCAGCTTCCAAACGGACTTTCTCTGCCTTTTCCTCGGCTTCGATCTTCTTGCGTTGATCGGCGATTTCCTTCTTGTAGAGCTTTGAATGCATCATGATGGCGTATCCCATGTCATAGAGATCCATGCATTCATTCGCGTAATTTTGAACTTCTTGATTGATTCGTGAAACGATTTCTCGAACAACATCGGGGTTGTTCCGGATTTCATTTTCCTTGATCTCCAGGCCCTCGTCACAAAGGACTTCGTGAATTGACGCCACGACTTCAGTCACCATGTTCTCGGTAACTGCGATTTCGATCGTATCGACCATTGCGTTTTTCTTGGCCATTTTGGCTCCTTTCATTCATATAAAGGTCACTGTCATCCTCGTCAAAGGTGAAACGGATAACATGCTCATCAGAGCCACAATCACATCCAGTATAGACGTGTTCGAGCTTAGTCATCTTCCTTTTCATCAAAGGAATAATCGTTGTTTGCTAATATTCGACCCAGGGCAACTAAGTTATTCGCCCATGACATTTCGTGAACTTCCAACAAGTAAACATTCGGATTCAAAGAATCTCCCATCTCGGTAGTCCACGAGAAATTGAAATTGTTCTCCCTGAGCCAATCAATCGCTTCATCGAGCTGTTCCTTGCAGAAGACTCGAATCATAATCTCCGAGGTGATTATGCTGGCTCGGCCATGTGACGAGTATCGTTTACATGCCATATCTTGATTCCTGAATACAATCGGCGAAAGTCAACTTGAACAACATCGCATCATCCTCGTTTTTGATGTGAAAGTAATAGCACGGATCTCCGCTATTGAAACGAAAATCCATGTCATATTTTCCGGTGAAGTTCTGCTTCATCCATTGCTCGATGTCGATATCGCCTTCTCGAGTCCAAATGGCACCATACCATCCTTTTGGGATGGTATACAGGGAAGATGGAAGACCCACTTGACGGCCTTCCTCATAACGCCAATAGCGAACAATCATCCCAGAATTTTACTACTCGCAAAAGTGAGTGTCAAATTCTGGCTGTGGTTACAGTTTCTTGATTGCTGCCAACATGCTGTCCGCGTGAGGAACCGTGATGCCGCTGATTGTCATTTCGTCGAGTGCTTGCTCGAATTGAACTTTCAAGGAAGATCGTATCAATTCCTTGACTGTTGGAAGATGAACCCATATTTCGGCTTGATTGATGGTTTCCTCCAAGGGACCGTGAATCAAGATCTCTTTGTCATTGATGTCGCCCGTATAACCAACGACTCGTACCCATTCTTCGTCATAGTGCATTGTCAGTAGAACCTTCAGCGCATTGAACGAGGACACCACTTCCACGTAAGAAGGGTGTCCTCGATGCTTGACGAAATCGTCAAGCTGTTGTTCGTCATACTCGTTAGCATTTGGGCCATCCAAGTAGATGTTCCCGGTCATGGAAACATCATACCAAAAGCACATGCCATTTTTCCACTCGCCACCTTTCATCGAACTCTCCTTGAAATACTGGGGATCATTGGCCGCCATATGTCAATTTATTGAACACGTTGACCTTGATGTCGTTGTAAACCGACGCATTGAAAATTGGACCCAGGAAGTCTGGTGTGCCAGCTGCAAGTCTAGTCAACTTCGACATGCTACTCAGGAACGATTTTGCTTCTTCAAGAGTTGCATTCGCCAGACCAACGTTTGCGTCAAACTGGTTTGCTGTTGTTGCCAAAGAGTTGGCTGCTTGATTGAACTTATCCAAGAACGGCTGACAAGCCAAAGAGTTCACCACCAAGTCTGTGCCGTTCAGACTGAATTGGTCGATACCCGTGAAAGTCAGAACGTTCACCAACTCCGCCACCGTGAGATCCTTTGAATACTGAACCCCATTGATGGTTGTACTGACATGAAGGAACAAAGAACGAATACCGTCAATCGCTTGTTGCAAACTGGTGTTCGTATCTGTGACGTGCTTGTAGCCGTTCTCCACCTTGAATGGCATTGCCGCAATCCGTTGTTCATCGGTCAGGTTTGGATTCGGATTGTCAATCTTGTCGACTCGAAGCTTCTGCGCTTGCGCCGCTTGAAGCAATGGTAGATCGAAATGCAGATTGTTGATTGAACCGTTGATGACTACCGCAAAACCAGAACTTGGGTGGGTGATTCGATCATATTGCGTCTGGACCTGTGTGAACACCGAATCCACAAAAATAGAAGCACTAGGAGTGGTGGTTTGTCCACCGCCACCACCGTTACCGTTGTCCACTGGAGTTTGTGCAGCAATGTCAAGCTGCTGGCTTTTGACAAAGATCGAATGCAGGTCATTGGTCAAACCAGTGAGATTGCCAAGGGCCGGCGATGCGGGGTTTACAAACACCCCGCCGGATGATCCGATTGGTGCGTTGATTGCACCAAGTGCGTCATTGACTGTCGTCATGTGATTTTCCTACATCCGACCTTGGGGACGTTCACTGCCAAGATCAGACCATTTTCATACTTGTTTGGTACAGCAACGCGAGTTTTCAAGTTGCTACGAGCTGGGTTGTTTCGGTCATACGAAACATGAATCCATGGACGGTTGCCACCGTACTCAAGAATGATTTGAGTCCAATGCAAGTTGTCTCGAATCCAGCAAGCTCGTTGGAAGTATTGCTCATCAGTTAGGTTCGGCCATTGTAAGTCAACGGCTTGCCCCAGCTTGTGAACACTGTTGGGAGCCCCATAGGCAGCCGTGGCTGCGCGGAAACCACAATTGATAGTGGGGCGTCCGAATTGAGCCAGTAGGGGCTCCAATACGTTGGCAGCGACCCCGCGCAAGTTGCAGACGATCTGCTGAACGGTCAATCCTTCTTGGGCCTGGACTGCATGAGTTTCGAGCGTACAAAGGGTCGACACATTACCTAACGTGAAGTTCGGTGATAACCTAAAAGCAGGGCTGAAGGTACCAGTCACCAAAGAAATGTCAGAGCAATCGGTTGGAACTGGACCAGTTTGAACTGGTGCGGCCGAAGTAGAATCGGCCGGTGGAGCATCAGGGTTTACGCCATTGACGCTCACTCCCGCCTTTTGATAAAGGGCCTTCTGACTGTCGGTTAATGGGGTGTCTTGATCCTCAGTCGCCTGAGCCGCCGCTTCTTCCGCCGTTACATTTTCTGTGAAGCCAGGAAACTCAGACGACTGAGCTGGCGAGCCACTTACTGATGCTGCGGCGTCACCTTTCAAAGACATGGGCGATCCAGTTACCATCGTGTAACTGCCACCACCCACAATACCCAAATCACCTTGTCGGAAGGCAGGCATACCATCAATCAAGCAAGTGGCGGCACCCATGATAGCTACCGCGGAATGTCCGCAGGAACCAACACCAACCGAACCCATGATGCATGATGGCATTCCATCCGTGAGGACGCTACCACCAGAAACCATGGTGACGGTTACGTTCTTGGGGCTTTCGTGTTGGTTACAAGTTCCAACTCCGATATCACCAACTCTTGCTTGACCTGTCATTAGAGCGCGATACCGGTCGTAGACTGAATGTATTGCTTGCCCGCGTCGTCACGTGCGACGACTGGGCGCAGAACCATCTTGGAATAGTTGATAGTGATCTTTGCATCAGATTCCAGACCCAGCATGAACGGGGCGAATTGAACTTGTGCCTGACCATTACCAACGGGAACCAAATGCATCAACACTGGCTTCTCGACCGTGTATTCGTCGCCGTTGATACTGACCAATTTAGCCAGCAGTTCTTCACCGGAAACTAGCTTGATTGCGACCACATCATTTGGTTGAGGGTCTTTCTGAATACTAATCAACATGGGAAACTCCTAAAAGATAAGGCACATGATACGTTTTCATGTGCCTTAACGCAAAATTACTCTTTTGGTTGCCGAGTAATAATGTGTCTGTAGCAATTACTGTCTGGTTGTTTTTCTGGGTGATTGATCAGTTTGTATATCAATTTCACTTGATCCAACGCTTCTCGTAGTGCTGGATATTCGTCAGCGATTTCACAAATCAATTCAAGATCATGACGACTCAAATTGACTGAGTTCCTTGAACGATCAAAATGGATCATAGGAACAGACCAGAGGGTACCATCTTTGTCGCGTTCAAACATCTTCTTCCCCGTCCTTACCAAAGACCTGCTTCATTGCTTCTTTGAGTTTTCGCTTTTCTTCCTCGGACCAGGGAACTTCCTGGCCGGGGAAAGGAGCATTTATGCTCAGTTCGCCCCTCTCCAATCCGTCAGCAACTTCCTTGCGAATAGTCTCTTCAATCAAATCTTTGAGGGTGCGAATTTGTTTCATCAGAAATCCTCGTCAAAGCCCACATCACCACCAATACCAACGGTATATTCGGCGACCGTGCGTTCAAAGAAGTTAGTCAGCGACTGCATGTCTTGGAGTTCCATGAACGGGAATGGGTTCTTGGAACCATACTTCTTTGGCATACCCAGACGAGCAAAGCGCAAGTCGGCGATGTATTGCAAGTATTCTTTC